GTAAACCAAAACATTTTAATTTTAGGTAATTTTGGAACAGGATCAGTAAAAATTGTAACCGTAACTAATCAATGGCAGAGGTTCCAAGCAAACCTAGCCAACACAGGCGGGTCTACTAATGTAAACATAACAGTCGGTTTGGGTTATACCGCAATGACAGAAACTAGCGCAGATATTTTAGTTTCTTACGTGCAAGGAGAGGCAGGAGATTATCCTTCAGCCAATATTAAAACAGAAGGCAGCACCGAAACCCGCGATGCAATGGTGCCGAGCAAAACGAGCGCATCGGCTTTAATCGGGCAAGCAAGCGGTGGTATTTATTTTGAAATAGCACCCTTCACCACAACGGAAAGTAGAATAAGTTTATCCGATGGCACGGACGATGAAAAAGTAGAAATACTATTAGACACTAATATCACCTTAGACTTAAACACAAGCGCAGGAACAGATACGCTGTTAGCTAACTTAGGAACAGTAGCCGCTAATACATGGACGAAGATAATAGCGCGATACTTAGTCAACAATATAGCACTTCACCAAAACGGAGTGCAGTTAGGAGAGAATCTAAGCGGTGCGGTTTTTTCAGGGACAACGCTAAACACTATTCAATTTGCAGCATTTGACGGGTCGACTCCTTTTTACGGACGGTTTAGAGAAATGGTAATTTTTGATGATTCACCAACTCAAGCAGAATCTAATTCAATAACTTAATTATGCTATTTTACGTTTACAGATTAAAGTATTCTACCCAAGCCGCGTTTAATTCCGCGATGCTCACTAAAGGCGTTCTGATAGATAGTCAAGACCACGGAATAATTAACGGACAAAATACATTGGCGGTTGTTCGTCTAGGATTAAACCCAATAAATCAATCGGCCTCGTATAACGCGGCAGGCGAAGAACTAACAGCAGCAACTTTTTTTAGCGGCTACCACGCGGATATTAAAGTGACAGATGCTTTAGAGTTTACTAGTTTAAATCAAGTAACCCCTAGTAATCCAATGCACGGGGTTAAATGGGCTGCTGGTGCGATTAACTTATGATACAAACAGCATTATTAATCGCTTTATTTTCGTTTCTCTTTGCCGCGTTCCGAGAACTTTCCGAGCATGGAAAAGAGGGCGGGTTTATCGGCTGGGCCAATTGGTGGAACACGCCTTTAAGCTGGACGAATAAACACAGCTGGGGGCCTGATTGGTTACCGAGGTGGGTGTTCGGTTCTGCTTTAGTTTGGCTTACCGATGCCGAACACTTTTTTCAATTTCTTAGCCTTCTTTGCTTTTTGGCAATCGTCTATATATTAGGCGGCTGGCAAATGGCTTTAGTTGCCTACATGGCCCAAGCCTTCGCGGGATTTATAAAAGCATTTACCAATATCAAATGAAATTAACAAAAAACTTTAGCTTACACGAGTTCTTAGATTCGCGATTTTTTAACGAGGCGGAACAGAAACGAGTAAAAGAAAGCTACCGAGACAATACTTTTGAATTAGAACCTAACCTAATTATCTTAGCTGATAACTTACAAGTGCTTAGAGATCACTTAGACGCTCGGATTGATATCAATATCAGCTACCGACCTAAGTGGTACGAACTAAGCCGAGGGAGAAGCGGAACAAGTCAGCACGTAGAATTAAAGGCCGCTGACATTTCGGTCGTTGGTTGGTCACCTCAAGCCGTAGCGAATGAGATTGAAAAGCTTATCGAAAATGGTAAGATGGTAGAGGGTGGGGTAGGTAGATATCACATGTTTACGCATTACGATATTCGCGGAACGTCAGCACGTTGGAACGGATGAGAGGGTATTTAATAAAAGACAATTAAAATGCCTAAGCATATTCTCAATATTCTAAATGCTACCGATGAACTGGAATTTTTTATGAAGTTTATGATTTGGTTTTTAGCAATTTTAGTTCCAATCTACGACGTAACGGGAGCGTTAATAGTATTAATAGTTATTGATCTAATTACGGGTATCGGTGCAAGCTTAAAAAACCAAGTAAACTTTAAATGGGAAAAAATTGTAAATACATTCACCAAGGTAATTATATACTCTTTAATACTATTAGCAGGCTGGGTAGTCGAGAGTAAGATAATGCCCGCTATTCCGCTTATGCGATTAGTGGCGGGGTTTCTTGCCTTAACAGAATTGCGATCGATACTTGGGAACTTTAAAAACATTTTCGGACTAGATATGTGGGAATATATCCGTTCGGCCATCCGTAATCAAAAGATATCTGACCTGCCAGAACCAAAAGGAAAAGCTAAAGAAAATGAAGGTTAAATGGAGTCATGTTTTAATAATTGCAGCGTTATTTCTGGGCTTATTTATCGGCCGAAAAACTAAATCCGCTGATACTATTCGTGTAACTAAAACCGTAACCGATACTATTAAACAAGAAATACGGATTGACAGCTTAATATACGTCACTAGCATCGTTAAGACACGCTCCAAAATAGACACGCAAGCAGTTATAGAGAGTTATTATAGTCAGAGGCTAATTGATACCACGATAGTAATTAACCAGGTTAGAATTAAGTTTACAGGGACGCTATATGAGAATCATCTTAGGGACGTGAACTTTACGATTCAGAATATTAGACCTACTCAAATTGTAAAGGAGATGAAATGGTCTATTTTTGCCGGCGCAAGTGTAGGGCGGGAGATATTCGCACCAACCGTAGCGGTGCAATATGACAAGCACAACATAGGGGTTGGTTACAATCTTTTGGGCGATAATCAAATTATTTTATCGTACCGCTATTTATTGTGGGAAAAATAACAGTACATTAGCCATTCAATAAAGGGATTGTTTAGTAGTGTTTTCATAGTGCATGTTTAAATTTGGCTGGAAGCCTCGGAGAAGTTCGGGGCTTTTTTTGTACATTTGAATAACTACAAACAAATTGTGGATGATTTCACATATCAAAGTCCCCCTCTTATAACAAGCATATTTGACTGGGCATAATATTAGCCTCACTTTAATAGTGGGGCTTTTTTGTGTTGTATATGTAAAATAATAGTATTACATTTGCCTAACTAAAAACAAATTTTAAAACTAAAACAATGAAACAAGAATTTGAAATGACACAGGCGGAAATGAATGATATTATTTCCATTAACAAAAGTAACATGCCAGTAATGAAGATAGGTAATGTGATTACGGGAATGAACTTACAAGAGCGTATTAACGAATACTGGAGTGGGTTATCTGACAAATACGGGTTTAAACAAATGACCGTAGAGGGCAGCGGCAAAGGTGCTTTGTTTTTTTTAGCTGAGTCTAAGCCAATAGTAAAGCCTAAGACTCGCACAGAGATAGAAATGGATAAGTACGACTCGCTGCAAAAAATTGTAGATCAATTAAAAGGCTGCGGGTATGAGTGTGAGGCAGGGGGATTAATTATGAATGTTGCTTTTATGAAGCTAGAGTTAATGGCTAAAAATTAAACCCAACACTATGATATTCACAGAAAAAGCAAAAGCGTTTAACCACCTTGTAATCGCTTGGCAATCCGACACCGAAAAAGTGCGCGTGGCATTCCAAGAGCAAATTAGAATTTGCCAGCTGCTACCGGTGGATCACCCGCAACTAGAACTTGCTACCAATCAACTCCACGAGTACAGCCACCTATTAAAATTCAAACTTAACAACCCACCTAAATATAAATAAACATGAGCAACGAGAAAACACATTGGATGCAATCACCGAATAAGAACTACCTCGGACATTGGGATTTACCTGAGAGCGGAGAGTTAAACGTAACTATTGAGTCTGCACAATGGGAAGCAGTTAAAGACCCCGTAAGCGGACGAAGTGAGTCTAAACGAGTAGTAAGGTTTAAAGAACCGATTAAGCCGTTTATATGCAATCAAACTAATGCGAACGCTATTGTAAGATCGAGCGGGATTAAGTTTATGGAGGACTCGCAAGGTGTTACCATTTGCCTGTTTGTCGATACTATTGATGATCGCAGAACCAAGGAAAAGGTAGACTGTATTCGAGTGAAAACTATTAACCCTTATACCTTAGAGGTGTTACTTGCTTTAAGGGATGAAAAGTTTACGCTTCTTAATGATAATATGCAAGCGCGCTTAAATGACATTGTAACCAATGAAGAAGCAAGTTCATACGCGAAAACTATTAAGTACTTAGAGACTCTTAAGTAATGATTAGCAGAGTAGCCAACTTTAGCAGCTCAAGCGCACATAGATTAATAGGCGCGGGTAAGCGACCAATGACAGCGGACGAACTAGCGGCCAGACCTAAGACAGGGGTCGGTAGCGCGGTTAAGCAGATTGAAGACATCACAATGTTAGGGTCCACTACCATTAGTTACATAAAGGAGAAGGTACGCGAGGAGAAACTAACACGATCACTACAAGCCGATAGTAACGCGCGCCCTTTAATTTGGGGTAAGGTTATGGAGCGTTATGTATTCGAGCGCAAACTAGACACGAGTTACCGCGATGGGAACCAACAAGGCAGAATACAGCATGCAACTGTAGACCGTTGGAACGGCATCCCAGACACTTTAAGAGCAACGGTGGAAAATAACATAGTCGGAGACATTAAATGCCCGTTCAGTTTAACTTCTTATTGCGATACCATAGAAGCGATTGAGGCGGGGCTAGATGTTTACAAGGTAGAGAAGAGTGAAAACTACTGGCAGTTAATTAGTAACGCTTGTTTACTTGAGGGTAAGTTAGAGATCCCATTCAACCAAGGCGAGAGTATTATCTACGTTCCTTATGCTAGTGAGCTGCCCGATATTAGAGACTGGATTAGTCAAGACTTTACACCTGAAAACGAAGGATTAACACCTTTCCAATGCGAGTGGATTTATAATCAAATTGTAGGATTTATCACGAGCGGTCAGGAACCAAGTTTTCCATACTTGCCAGATGCCTCAAGCTATGCCGATTTAACATCTTGGACCTTTGACATCCCGCAAGCAGATAAAAACCTACTAACCAAGCGGGTAAAAATGGCGGTGAATGAACTTAACAAACAATTAAAATAATGGAGAAAATAGACGATATGATTAAGTTCTTACAAGAGCTAAAAAAAGAAGGCGGAAGTATTCATTCAGTAGAAAAACTAAATCAATATCAAGGAAGTAGCAACGGCCCTGTACCAACTAAAAATTTTACAATTAAATTAACTGGAAATCGTAACTAAACAATGAATAACACAATACTAGATCACGTTCTAAGCGTGGTTTGCAAATCGTACAAGGTCACACGCAAGGATATGACCACTAAGCAAGAAGCGGGAAGAGGTGGGAACGATGACATCACTCTAGCCCGTGGCGCTTATATGTTCCTTAGTTCGGAGATAGGTATATCAGGCGCAGCGGCCTCTAGGTATATCTTTCTAAACAAAGGCAATGCAAGTACCTACCGGACCAAGTTTATCCAGACCGAGAGCGACATACAAAAGCAAAGATTAAGATTAGCAATTAACCGAAAATTAAAGTAAGATGAAAGTAGTAATAGACGCTTCTCCGCTAGCGAAAAAAAATACAGAAATAAAGCCGACAGTAATAACTGATTTTATTGATTCACGCGGAGAATGGATTAACAGCGCAGACCCATATGGTTTAATAAAAGACGAATCAGAACTCAGGTACTTAGGGAACTGTTCGTTTGATGGTGATATGTTTGCACTTCATTATGACGGACAAATTATAATTTGTAAAGGCCACTTAAATGACGGAGTAATATGAGAGCCAGAACCAAAACCGCGACCATGATAACCACCTGCACCCTGATATCATTCATAGCCGCCTACCTAATCGCTGACGAGAGCGGCATACCTAATCCATTAGAACACTCACTGCTTATCTATGGATTGTGGGTGTGCGCGGGAATCCCTATTGGGGTGGTGACGGTTATATTTTCATTGTTAATTACACCGATTAGAGAACTAAAAAAACAGATAAAAGAATGAGTGATAAAAAATTAAGTGAAATGCCACTAGTCGAAATTAGAGAAAGCACTTATAAACTAGACGATATGCTTCGTCAAGTTAGCGCAATAAACAGCCAACATACAACCATAGGGAACGACTTTACCGAGGCTATACTTTGTTTAGGTAATGAGATAAATAAAATTAAAGAACAATTAAACAACAAGTAAATTATGAATACAGTATTAAAAGAAATTTACCAAATATGCAACGGCACCCAGTATAATAGAAATGTTCCGCAGGCAGCAAAAGACTTGGCTAAGGCTAATAATATAGTCATAATTGTTGGCGGTTCTGATGACCTAATGTATTGTTATGGTGCTAATAGTTATTTAACAAATTACTGCGAACACGCTGAAGGATGGGACGGTTGTGACTTAGCTAAAGATGCAAGTGATAAGCTTTTAAAAAAGGAAGCTAAAAAGTTAGGACTTAAAATATTTTGGTGTGGATTAATTGCAAACACAGGAGAGAAAATAGAAAATTATGATATTGGTAAAAGCGGTGCTTTTAGCTATACAGTATCTGAAAAAATAAAGTCGTTAGATTTTTTAGTAATGGAAGATGACAATGAAGTTTATTGCACAGGAATAATCATACAACTACCTGTTAATTTTAAAAGTCACAAATAAGCTATATGGAAATACAAGGAGTAGTTAAGCGAATATCTAAAACGATATCGGTAAGTGATAAATTTAAGAAACGGGAAATTGTTGTTACTACACAAGAGCAGTACCCTCAACAAATTTCAATAGAATTTCATCAAGATAAGGTTAGCTTAATTGATGCTGTTAAAGAAGGGGAAGAGGTTACTATTGGAATCGGAATCAGAGGCAGAGAATGGACATCTCCACAAGGCGAGGTTAAGTACTTTAACTCCTTAGTGGGCTGGCGAATTGATAAAGCGAACCAAGCACCGCCCGCACCAAGTTAAGCGGCTCCACCAATAAGCGCGACTAAAGCCACAACAGAAAACGCGCATACTAACGATGAGGATGATTTTCACTTTTAATAATTGATATGATGAACGAAAAAGAAAAAGAACATTGGTTTAATTTAGGTAAGCAATCCGAAATAAATCAAAGGGTATTAATTAACACTAAAGAGTTTTGGCTTGGTGTATTAATTGCTAGTATAATAACAGCCCTTCTATTTTGATAGTAAAGCCTAAAAAATGCCGAGAGTGCGGAGGGGAGTTTAAACCCTTCCGCTCTACTCAAGTGGTATGCAGTACTTCGTGTGCGGTTAAACAAGGGGCAG